CAGCTCGTCGATCCGCTCGAAATCGATGATGTTGCCGGTCCACATTAAGACCATGGGATCGGTGGCCACGGTCAGGCCCTCGAACCACAGGTACAGCTCGCAGTCCAGCGTCTCGACGGTCTCGCTCCACAGGAGGTCGTGGATGTCCGTGGCCTCGTCCGGGTCGATGATGATATTGACGGAGAAGTCGGAGACCTGCGGCTGGCCCATCGCGCCGGAGATGTCCTCGTCGATCGATCCCCAGCTTGCGACCCACGGCTTGACCGTGATCCCCGTATAGGTGAAGACGCGGTCCGAGAGGTAAACAGTCCCGGCCACGAAGGGGATCTTCAGGATCCAGACCGGGGCGGCCCCGGTCTTCTTGTTCTTCTCGGTGTTGAAATTCGTCGTGAAGGTCTTCATGCGCCGACGGCCTCCAGCCGCCGCATCTCCGCGCGGAGCGGCTTGACGATCTCGCGGGCGAGCTGCTCCGGGGACTTCCCGCCCCCGCTGATGCTGATCGACGGGGAAAAGTGGATGGTCTGACCGATGGCCTGCGCCTGCCGCTTCGGGACGACCGCCTCGCCCTCGTGCAGGCGGAACGCCCCGGTGTGCGGGACATAGCGCGTCCCGAAGGCGTAGGACGGAAGCCCCTCGCCGTAGGACAGCTCGTAGCCGCCCGTGCCCGGCAGCGCGTATCCTTCGGTTGCGGACGGCAGCGCATAACTGCCGGCAGAGGCCGCGCCCTCGCCGAAGGACTCCCATGAGACGCTTCCGCCTTCATACCCTCCGGATACGCCCGTTCCTGCGGAGACGCCCGTTCCGGCGGCAACCGCCGCGCCTTCGCCGCCGACCTGCTTGATCTGGACCGTGACGGTGTAGGGCGTGCTGACGAGCCGGTTAAGCTCGGCCTGGATCTGCCGGATGGCCGGGGTCGCCGCGTCGTTGACCTTGATCGCGATCTCCTTGTCCAGCTTGGCCAGTTCGTCGGCGACCTTGAGGATCTGCGCCTCGTACTCCGTCATGGCGGCCTTCGCCTCGTTCATGGCGGCGGCGAGCTTGGCGCGGCTCTGCTCCACCTGGTCCATTTCCGCCTTTTTCCCGTCGATGAGCTTCTGCTGGGCGGAGGCGATCTCCTCCGTCACGGAGGCGACGTTCTGAATGGCCGCCTGGATCTGCTTCTCCGAAGTCAGGATGACCTCGTTCTGCGTGATCCATTTGGACTGCGCCGTGTCCCACACCTTGCTTTCCGTCGTCACCTCGCCGGTCAGGGCGGCGTACTGCTGCTTGACCTTCTCCAGGGCGGCGACCTGCTCCGCGCCGGAGAGCTTGTTTGCGTCCGCCCGCTGCTGCTCGATGGCCTGGAGCTTCATCGCGTAAATCGACTCGTCCGTGGCCGCCTTGCCCCTGGCCTGGGCCAGCTTCGTCTGGAGGTCCAGCATCGTGGCGGCGAATCCCTGCTGCTGCGCCCGCTGCTCCTTCTCCAGGGCGGCCAGCTCGGCGGTGAGCGTCTTCATCTTGTCCGTGGCGGTCTTGTGCTGGGAGGCGAGCGCATCGTAATAGGCCTTCCAGGCGGCCAGCTTGTCGGCGATGAAGGCCTTTTCCGCCTTCAGGACCTCGGCCTGCTGCTTGGCCAGGTCCGCTCCGGAGATGTTCGATCTGGCCATCAGGTCCATGATCTTCTGCTCGCCGTCGATGCGGGCGTCGTAAACGGCGGTCAGCTCGGCCAGGTAGCCCTGCAGGGAGGCGCGCATTCCGGCGATCGTGGCGCCCTCCGCCTTCAGGGATTCGCCGTATTTCGACTGCGCCAGCTTCAACTGCTCCTCGCCGACCCTGGCCTGCGCCTGGGCGAGGCCCTGAAGGGCCTTGGTCGCATCGGAAGCCGCCTGGGCCTGCTTGCGATCCGCGGCGGCGATCTGATCCGCGGCGGCGGCATTCTTCGCCATCGCCGCCGTCAGCTCCGCCGTCGAGGACGTGGCCAGCTTGTAGTATTCCGCCGAGCGCTTGACCAGCTCGTTCCGGGCGCCCCAGGCCGCCTCGGCATTTTCCGTCTGCCCCCACAGCCGCTCGTTGGCCGCGACAAGCCCCAGGACGCCGGCGGCGAGGTAATTGAACGCGGAGGCGGCGAGCATTCCGGCCCGCAGCAGATTGACCCCCATCTCCGTCTTCAGGTCCTTCATCTGGATCTCGAAACGCTCCATCTTGTCCGCCAGGCTGTCCGTGCCCTCGCCGAGCTGGGACTCGATCTTGGCCGTCGCCGTCATGATGGCGTTGTAGGCCTGCATGGCCTTCTCCGCCTTCGTCATGGCCTTTTCCTGATTCTCCGTGGCCTCGGTCATCTCGGTGATGCCGATAGCCGCCGTGATCGACCTGGTGCGGCCCGTCTCCAGGGCGGCGGCGAACTGCGCGAAGGCGTCCTCGACCTTGACCCCCATGAAGTCGGCCAGGACCTGCGCGGAATGGGCCAGATCCGTGAGCTGCTTCGGCGACAGGCCCTTGGCGAGACCGGCTCCCGCAACCTCCGCCGCCTTGCCCATGCTGATCATGCCGTCGGAGGCCCGCTGGATGCTCTTGACGATGCTGTCCGACGACTGGCCGTACTTACTGGCGAGGGCGTCGAGGAGCTGCATCTGCTCTATGTAGTCCGCAGCATCCCGCATCATCCCCCAGGCTTCGCGGATCCCAACCGCCGCTGCCGCGACCGCCGCCGTGACGCCGACCCACTGCGACTTGAAGGCCGCCCAGTGGCGCTCCATCTGCGATGCCGCGTCCTGCGAGGCGGATTTCAGGTTCTGGATGCCCGCCTTGGCCGAGGCGACCGCGTCGGCCGTCAGGTCCTTGGCCGAGATGATGTAGGAGAATTCTTCAGAGAGGTTCGCCATCGTATTTCTTCTCCATCAGGAGCCGGGACCGCTCGGCCCGGAGCAGGCCGAGGCGGACCCAGTCGGAATTGGTCAGCTCGTGGCGCTCCAGCGGGCAGCCCGCGTCCAGAAGCGAGAGGAAGCGCATGAGGCGCTCCATCGCCTGCGGCTCGCGAAGCTCACGCCCCCACGGGCAGATCGGGCAGAGCGATTCCACGACGAAATCGGCCGGGTTCTCGTCCCAGGCCTCGCAGTCCTCGCATCCGGGGACCCCCTCCCGCTCGGAGAGGAGGCGGAGGTCCGCGATCAGTTTTTTACTTCGACCTGCTCGACGGACTCGAAGGCCTTGAAGACGATGTCCGACTTCAGCCGCTCGGGAATTCGGTCCAGCGTGTCCAGACCGAGCTTGCCCTGGCCGTCCTCCAGGTTGTCGATCCGCAGGACCAGCCGGTCGAACAGGGCCGCGCGGGCCGCCGTGGCGTTGTTCCGGAGCTTCTGGTTCCGCCCGATGGGATACCGCTCCGCCTCAAAGCGGTTCCACTCCTGGTTGGTGGGTTCTCGCAACTCGATCAGACCGTCCTCTCCGATCTTCACTTCAATCGACGCACCGATCCTTGCCATTGAAAATTGCCTCCCTTCCGCGATTATGCCATGTACGCCGCCTGGGCGTTGTAAACGTAGAGCTGCACCGCCGGGTCCGTGCCGTTCTCGAAGACCTCGTATTCCAGGTCGCAGCTCACCTCGTCGTTCGGGCCGCCCTTGGGGACCGGAGCCTCCCGCAGCTTGCAGCGGGGAATGATGAGCTGCATGCCGTAGTACATCGTGCCGGTGACGGCGATCAGAGCGCCCTTCAGGTCGAACTCGACGGCCAGGGCGTCCTGGGCCGTGAAGAACCCCAGCTCCGTCGTGGAATCGAACAACATGGAGAGCTTCAGCTCCGCGCCGCGCCGCACCCGGTCGATGTCCTGGTAGACCAGGCCGCCGCCGAAGCCGTACTGCCCCCGGAGGTTGTTCTTGAACTGGAACTCGAAGGACTGCATGCGGGCCTTCAGGTCTTCCGGCGTGGCCGAGGAGATGTTCTCCGCGTCCTGCGTGGCCGGGGTCGTGATGGAGACGTTCGACCCGTTCTCCATCCAGACCTTGCAGTTGGACAGGATCATGTAGGACTCCGTCAGCGGCGTGAGGGCCGCCGTGGCCGAGGCCGTGCGGGTGCCGGACCCGATCATCTCGCAGTCCAGGGCCAGCGTCCCGCCGGCCGTCCCGGAGAGCTTCAGGGACTCGCCCTTGACGCCGTCGTACTTGTACTGGACGCCGCCGATCTTGTCCTCGACCGTGATCGACGGGATCGCCGAACTCGCCGCGATCGGCGTGATGTAGTGCTTGTATGCGGTCAGCGCGCCGTCCTGCGTGCTCGCGCATGATCCGAGGACCAGCGCTCCGAGCCCGGCCAGGGTGTTGGGCTTGCACTTCGCCTCGCGGTACACCAGCTTGACGGCCTGCGCCATGATCTGCTGGTCGTAGCCGAACTCCTTGGCCGTCAATTCCTCCTTGTCGTTGCCGATCTTGTCCGGCCAGGTCACGTCCAGCTCGTAGCCCGTCATGGCCGTGCCGGTTCCGGCGGTCAGCACGACACCGGCGTTGTACGTCGCTTCCTTGGAAAACAGGCTCATCATCGTGAGCCTGTCCCATCCCTTTTTGGTGATCATCGCTCCATCCTCCTATGTGTAATTGTCGAACGGGTCTGTCACATAACTCACGACGAACCTCAAAATCGCCCCGGCAACGCGCCGTTCGTTCTGCACGACGGTAATGCTCTCGCCCTCGCCGTACCCCGTATCGAAGGCCAGTCCGCCCCAGGTGAGGTCGGAACCGACCGCCTTGACCACGTCGGCGACGGCCCGCCGCATATCCGTCGGGGCCGCAGCTCCGGACAGGATCAATTCGATCTCCAGATCCATGCGGTGGTCGTGCCTGCCGACGGTGATCTCCAGGGCCTCGTTCCGGTCCCGGTACACGACGGCCGGAAGATCCGCCTCGTCCAGCGGGATCGAGCGCCACTCGTGGACGCTCTTGCCGAGGTCCAGCTCGTAGCCGTTGGCGACGAGCATCGCCTTCAGCCGGGTGTCCACCTCCGTCATGATCTGCTGCCGAATGGAGGTCGCCATCGCCTAATCCTTGCTCAGCACGAGCGTTGCCACGAGGCCGTCCAGGTCATAGGCCACATTGACGATGTTGTAATATGTCCCGTCGATCTCCAGCCCGTCGCCGATGGCGACCCCGGACACGGCCGACGCCGCGCACTGCGCCTGGGGGACATACTCCGCGACCTGATCGTCATATACCGCCAGGGCGCTGCGCGGATTGTCGAAGATGACACTGACGGCATGGGCGGCGATTCCCTGCCACCAGGTAGCCGCCTGGGCGAATCCGTCTTCGTCAAAGAACGTCGTCAGGTCATTCGACATCTGGTCCCGCAGTCCCATTTCAAAGCACCTCCACCGTTGCCGTGCCTTCGATCTTCTGGCCGTTGGTCGTCGTCACCTTGACAACGACGGTGTAGGTTTCCCCTGCCGTCCCGCCCTTCAGCTTGTAAATCGCCGTTGTCTTGGTCGTATGCACGGCGGCGTCGGAGATCATGGTGGATGATTTGTCCGTTCCGCCGGCATCCAGGCACGTCACCGCAACGCTGGACAGCTCCTCGCCCGCGATCAGTCCGTCCTTGCCGTCCGCCCTGGCGAATGCGTAATACCGCCAAAGCTCCTCATATGCGTACTTCTGAAAGTGGGTCATTGTCGCCTCACGCCGCCCGCTTGAACATGATGTCCGTGAACTCCCGTTTTTGAATCGTGTCCGTGAACTCCCGCGCTCCGATCGTCTCGCCCAGCTCGACCGTGTCCGGATACGCCCCGCTGTATTTCAGGTCGACCGCCGTTCCCGCCAGGGCAATGCTTCCGGACGCGGCGGCGATTTTCCGGGCCGGCTTCAACGTAGTTGCCGTTCCGGCCAGGGAAAGCGCCCCGGACGACACGACCAGCTTCAAGCCGCGATTCAACCCGGCTTGCGTCCCTGCCAGCGACAACGCCCCCGATGCCGTGGCGAGCTTTCTGGCCGTCCGCAGGACAACGGCCGTTCCATTCACGGCCAGGCTGCCGCTTGCCGTCGCCAGTTTGCGCGTGGCCTTGAGTCCCGCCGCCGTGCCGGAGAGTGACAGGCTTCCGGACTCGCATGCCAGCGAGTAGGAGCCGACCTTCGTCAGGACGACTGCCGTCCCTGCCAGGGTCAATGCGCCGGAGGCGGTGGCCAGCTTGCGGGCGGCCTTGAGCGCAACGGCTGTGCCGGAGAGGGCAAGGCTTCCGGATGCCGTCGCAAGCGTCCTCGTTGCCTTCAGTCCGACGGCTGTGCCGGACAGCGCGAGCGAACCGCTGGCGCAGGCCAAACTGAAACTGCCCGTTTTGGTCAGCGTGACGGCGGTGCCGTTCAGGGTCAATGACCCGCTGGCTATTGCCAGCTTTCGGGTTGCCTTCAGAACGACTGCGGTGCCCGAAAGTGCCAATGAACCGGAGGCGCAGGCAAGGGCCTTGCCCGCCTTCAGCGCGACGGCTGTTCCAGACAATGACAGCGGTCCAGACTCTGCCGCGATCCTGTACCCTTTTTTGAGGGATACAGCCGTTCCAGACAGGGCCAGCGAACCGCTTGCCGTGGCGAGCTTGCGCGTGGCCTTCAGTCCAACAGCCGTGCCGGATAATGTTAAAGAGCCACTTTCAACAGGCAGGCTGAAAGCACCAGCCTCGACCCATGCCCCGTCAGCCCATGCGCCGACCGCCCACGAGCCAGCTACCCAAGCCGCTCCCATGTTAGGCCGGTCCCCACGGCAGGGAATCGCCGTCGCCAGTTACAGTCGTGCCGTTGATCTTTTTCACATCCGCCGCCATCTCGGTCGTCGTAATCGGAATCGTCCCATTCTGGAAAGTCACCGTGGCCGTAGCCGCAACCGCAACGGTCTTGATCGTGTTGACATCCACCTTCTGCGTGTCGGGTACGGCCACAAGATGGTTGGCATCCACAGAAAGGGTGTTGTCCGGTGTCGTGCTTCTGACGAGATGCGCGTTTCCATAGCTGGCGTGATTGACGATGGCGTAGGCGTCGCCTGTCTGGAGCGGGCGAATCTGAAACACATGAGCGTCTATTGCCGATACACTATCCACCGTGGCCTTGACCAGAACGACATAGGTCTTGTTGGCCTCAAACCCTGCTGCTGCGGTAAGTTGCCGTCTGGCGTAATAGAAGCCGACCACGCTATCGAATGGAGATGCAGGTGTCATGTCAACATCTTCATCCAGCCCCGTCGTGTTCCCCTCCTCATATATCGAATAGGTGATTGCCGTGGGTGCATATGCCGCACCACTTGAAAACCTGTGCGTCACCACAGGGATCGCCACATATTCGTCTATGCCATAAGTGCCAAGAAACATTATGTCACCTCACTACCGATCCGCCTATTATTGGGAGTCCACCACCGCCGCCAGAGCCACCAATGTCAAACTGGTCAACTAACAGTCCAAGCAATATTCTGCTTGTGGTCGTTTCTGACCATGCTCCACCATCAACCCTTGATGTCTTGTAAAAGTTAATCCCACCGTCCAGACCGCCCATCATTGCGTTTGACTGAACATTTATTTCATAATAAGCTACCGCAGAAGCACCGGGGGTCATTATTATTCTATACCATGTGCCAGTTTCCAGTGTATAGGTTGAGGCTGGATCACTGTCGAAATACAGGTTATGCATAGCATAAGATGCCGCACCCCTTACGTCTGGATCGTATACTGCATTGGCAAGTGTAGTACCGCTCGCATTTAAAAGTGAGAATGTGACAGCGTTGTCAAAATCCCCATAGAACCAAAAACCATATGCTCGCATCTTGATCGGGACTTGGAAATAATTGCCCACTTCATCTGGTGTTGTTGAGGAAGATATGGATGTGCCAGCAGCAGCAGACATCGCCAACTGAACACCATTGTTATAGGCCTTGCCATCGTCATATTCTATATTGACAGCAAGTGTATCGTAAAGTGTTGCCTTGGCCCACGTCCCCGGTGTTGCGGTATTGTCTGAAAGGGTATGGGGCATATACCAGACTCCACCCAGAACGTCCTTGTTCAGATAAAAGCGCATATTCCCAGAAACATAGCTATTCCATTCAATAACGATAGCTACATAATCGCCAGCCGCAACTGCCGCTACTTCCGTGAAGGTGAATGTTTGCCATCCGGCTGCCGACACCGTAGTAACACCATACGCCTTATTTCCCGTTGTAGTAGCCCACACAGTTCCAGACGGTAGTCCGGTAGCCATATCAACCGTTTGCAACGACACCTTCACATCATCGGCTGCTGAAACAGAAGCGGCATATGCGTGTATCTTTGCTATGTTTCCAGCAACACGAATCTGTTGAATGTATGCGTACCTTTCACCCTTAGCGTCCATGATCGCACTTGTGGCGACTGCCGGATAAGTGTATGTATCGGGAAAGGTGCATACTCTTTCAACCATTGACATTAGATCACCACCCTTATGCCTTCAATTGCAGCCTTTCTCTTGGCTGCTGTGTTTGCATCGTTGTCCTTGATCGCCCGCTTGATGAGGAAGATGATGGCATCAGTCAGGTCGGCGTCATCCGTCGTTGCATCTTTCCTCGTGATCTGCTTGACCTTCACCTTGACTCCGTCCTTGTAGAGGGCAATCCCGATATGCTCCCCACCAGGGCAGACAGAATCAATTTTCATCGTGTATGTCGCCATTACTTCTCCTGTATTCGTTCATAATCCTTGCGCCCTGCGATAGCGTCATCGGGGAGCGGAGCAGGTCCTTTATGGCCACCGGAACATCCCCATATCCGTATTCGTGCCGCTCGACCTCGACTTCTTTTGCGTCCTTCCCCTCCGCTTTCACAAGCTCTTGCACAAGCCAGAATGTCATCAGCGGACTATCACTCCCGTCGGCTTCGGTGGACGGCAAGAGCCAGAGAAAATGTTGTAGATATACTGCGGAGGGCAGCACTTCCCATCTGCCCGTGAGGTGCAACAGCTCTCGTTGTCCGTCGCCAGCGTGAACCCGTCGGGGCAACACTCGTACTTGTTGACAGTATGCCAGCCGGTCTTGCAGCAGGGATCGGTTTCACTCATTGCCCAGCAAGAACCGTCCGACTTCAGGATCGCGCCGTTAGGGACGCACTCAAAGTGGTCTTCCGTCGGATGCATCCCTATCGGACAGCACCACTTGTCAGTCGCTGAAGTGATCGCGTAGCCGTCGGTGCAGCAGGCTTCGCATGACACGCTCTCCTGTGCCGTCGTGCCGGGAGGACATGGCGGCTTGTGGGAGCAGTCGAGGCCCCATACCGGCGATGCGAACAGGATCAAAGCTGCTGCCATGTAGTAGAGTCGCTGCATGTCACTTTGCCAGTAGTCGAAGTCCGGCAGGTGCGCTTGGGACTTGTTTCGTAAAAACGAAAGGGGCCGTGCTACTGCATCCCCACACATTACAGGCCGAAACCGTCAAAGTGTAAGTGCCGTTCGGCACGGACGCCAGGTCGTATTTCAATGAGCCGTCCGTCTGCGCCGCAATCGTTCCGGGCGTCTCGATCCCCGTGATCTCATAGCCGATCACGCCTTCCTGTGGGTTGCAGACAAGAAACGGCGCAGCCTGTGCCGATCCCCATGCGACCAGAAGCCCGAAGGCCGCCAGCACCAAAGCCGTCAAAAGAATCTTCTTTCTCATGTCCATCCTCCTAATTGTCCCGGCCCATGAACAGCAGGCACATGCAGATCGCGCCGAATGAACCGCCCGCTATGAACACGGCCAGATAGATCGCTACGTCAATCATGTGATTGTCAGCAGGCTCGCCGTCACGTCGATCGTGAAGGTCTCCCCATCCGCAAGCGTGATAGAGCTGCCGTAATCCCAGTACCCGATCAACTGGTCATCGGTTGACGTGTCGTTATACAGCAGCACATACCGGAAGGGCCCGATACCGCCCGCCGTGGCCGTGATGACCACATCCGTCGTGCAGGCCAGCGTATAGGTGCCGCCGGATTCGGACGACGACGCGATGGTGGCATTATGGCCGCCGGTCGTGTAGCCGTTGGCCGCCGCCGGGGGCGGGTGCGCCGATCCGGGCAGAAACCCCGTATCCGATGCCGCCGTCGGGGGCGTGTTGGTCAGGGCGAAGCGGAGCTGATCCGAACCGAGGTTGTGCTTCTTCTCAGCCAGCGCCTCCAAAAACTTGTTGAATTTAACAAATGCCGCCATCTCTCATTTCCTCCTTGATTGCTTGTTTCCTTATCCCGGCACCACTCTTCCCCAGACCGGATACCGCTCGGAACCGTCCGGATTCCGCGCCTGCTTCAACCATGCGTTGACTTCTTCCGGGGTCGGGCTGTGGCATACCCCCAGCCATTCCGCCGCGTCCTGGTCGATCAGGGCGAGCTTGCCGATATGCTCCGAACAGAACTGGTGCTTTTTACTCTGGAGCCAGTCCCATCCCAAAAACTGCCCAACCACGCCCAGAACGTCATACCGCGTTGCCCACTTCCCTTTCGACAGGCAGCCATTGATGACCTGTGTCAGCGTGTCCCGCTGGGCCTGCGTCCATGTCGGACACCAGAACAGCTTGAGGCTGTTGACCTGGAACGACTTGGCATCGGCGGCGTGGAACCACCATGACTGTGTCGCGAATTTCCCCGGCGCGTACATCCACATGAAGTGGCTATAAAAGGACTTCGTTACCATCTTGATCAACAGCCCGAATGCTCCGCGAAGGTTGTCGGATATGACCATCATCGGCAACTGCTCCGGCTTGACGTTGTAAAGTTCATCCAGCGTGTAATATGTCGTGTCATCGATCCGTGGTGTCATTTCGCCTCGAAGTCGCCGCCAGTAGTCTTGTCCTTGAAAAACATCCCGATAATTCCCATTACGGCCAATCCCGCCGCCACGATCTTGTCCACCATTTCAGGGCTGATCGTCACGCCTGCCGCCGTCAGCAGGGCGATGATCCCCCGCCAGGTGCTTGCCTCTTTAAGCCTGTCAATGATGTATGTCGCCATTATGCCACCCTTTCCTGCCGCACCCTTACCCTGATCACCCTGGCCAGGGTCAATCGCGTACTTCTGGCAGAACGCCTTGAATCCATCCCTCTGGCCGTGGCCGTTGACCTCGCACCAGAGTCGCAGCAGGTCACATGACCACGCATCCCACCCCAGAGCAGCGAAGGCGTCACGGACTTGGCCAGATCATTCGGCTCCCCTCAGTCTCTTCATGCACTCTTCAATCGCCAGGTACATTCTCTGCGAGATTTCAAATGAAGAACTAAATACTTTGCCCATGTTCCACAGGTCGATAATCGGAACCAGCGCCGCACGGAGCATGGAGATTTCTGCTCGCAAATCGGCCAGCTCCTGCATCGCGACCGGGTTCCCATGGCACACATCGTCTATGTCAAGATATTTTCCCATCGCGCATTTACCCCTCCATCTCCTTCATGACTCGTTCGTAATAGTTGCGATCACCTTTGCTTTTTGCATCCTCTCGCCGCGCATTACTGCACCACCAATGAACAACATGTGTCAGGATAGAGGTTGGTAATCGTATATGAGATGTTATCGCTAACTGTTTCGCTTCCCGTCCACACAGGACCGTATGGTTTCCACGGTTGCCACGGATCAGTCGATGGCAGATATGGAGTGTACGGCACATACACCGGATAGGACGTACCCTTCGCGGCAAGCAGTTGTCTCTGGAGTTCGATGATCTGCTCCAGTAGCGCGATCTGCTTTTTCAATGCCTCTTCCATGATGCCTCCCTGTTTTAAGTAATTTTGGAGGGGCTGACTACGGAATCGAACCGTTCACCGTCTTTTCCGTTTTCCGGCATGGCCAGTGCCGTACTCCGCTACCAAAAGACAGACTCCACCCGAGGCCCCTAAATGTCCTTCTATTGCCCCACCACCACCGGATTGACTACCACGGGTTCAGGGCTTGGCACTACCACGACTTCTGGCTTTACAACCGTCGGCGTAGAAGTCGCGTCTGTCGGGCCTACCTGACCCAGACTGCCGCCCGATTGTGTGACGTTGCTGGTCGTGCCTCCAAGGATTTTGACCGACGATCCCTGGCCGTACATGTTGTAATTCGTGCCGCTGGTCCAGTATTTGCCAAGCTCATGTGTCGTCGCCCAGATGCCGCCGACTCCAATCAGCCCTGCGGCTACACCCGTAAAGGCTGGTATCCACGGAGCCGAATAGTCGACCTGGCGGTATTGAGGCATCAGCGGGCCTTCCTTCGGATTCGGAGTCGCATAGACCGTGATCGACGCGACGTTTGAGAAGACCATGTCCTTCGTCGGGTCCATCGCCCTTATTTCAAGGATCGGCTTCTGCGGTGCAGCCTGCGCCTTCATGATGTCGGCGGTATATTCATAGTACGCGATTTCAGCTTCTAACATCGCGGCAGAAGGCTGGCACCCAACCAGAGCGAAAATCATCAAGGCCAGCAATGCAAGTTTTCTCATCTGAAGTCCTCCGGTTTCAGGCACCCGATCAGGTACATCA